AAGATCTACAAAAAGCAAAGTGGTACTTAGATAGGTATATAAACCAAATATCATGAATTTAGGAAAAGACGAAAAAGGAAGATTTACAGAAAAAAATATTTGGGCTTACTTAGATAAAAACTCAGGAAGACCAAGAAAGTATAATACACCCGAAGAGCTTCTACAAAAAGCATTAGAATATTTCCAATGGGCTGAAGATACTCAAAAGGGAAAATACGCTGAAGCTCATCTTAGATTATGGTTAGGTTTCTCACGCTCGAATTGGAGAGATTATAAACAAAGTCCCGAATTTTCGCACACAATGGATATAATCGACTCAATCCTAGAAGGTGATAATGAGCAAAGGTTAATGTGGGCGGGGTCTACACAAGGAGCTATCTTCAAATTAAAGAATAAACATGGATGGAAAGAAGAACAGCATAACAATAATGTAAACCAAAACATAACAGTTGACTTCGGTAACTCTTTACACACCTCACAAGAATCAAAGGATAATACATGATTCAATAAACAAAGACCATTATAAGTATTACGTAATTAATATCGGTCGGCAGTTTGGTAAATCATTATTAGCTACAAATCAATTATTGTATTGGCTTTTATCCAATAAATGTGAAGCTGCATGGGTAAGTCCTGTTTATAATCAGGCAAATAAAGTTTATGAGCAAATAGTAACCGCTTTTGCCAATACTCAAATAATAACTAAAAAAGACAGTCAAAAATTAAAGATAGTATTTTCTAATGGGTCAATGCTGCAATTCTTCAGTGCAGAACGATACGATAATATTCGAGGTTTCACATTCGATTACTTGGTTTGCGATGAGTTTGCTTTTATGGATGAACAAGCATGGACTGAAGTATTAAGGGCAACTGTTCTGGTAAAAGGTAAAAAAGTTCTTTTGATTTCAACTCCAAAAGGTAAAAACCACTTTTACAAAATGCATCAGTTAGATGGGATTAACGATCAATATAAGTCGTTTACAATGACTTCTTATGACAATCCAATGATTAACCCATCAGAGATAGATGATGCTAAATATACTTTACCTGAAATGATATTTAGGCAGGAATATCTAGCTGAGTTTGTAGATGGGTCAGCAATGCTGTTTAATAATAGGATAATGAAAAACAGCGAACCAGTTGGACGTATTTATGGAGGTATTGACTTAGGAAGAGCGGATGATTATTCAGTATTGTCTTTATTTAATGAAAAAGGCGAACAAGTATTTATTGAAAGATGGAGACAAACAGACTGGTCAAATATCGTTAAATCAATTAGCGATAAATTAAAACAATATAATGTTTATTCAACATACGTTGAGGTTAACTCAATAGGTGACGTAGTATTTGAGTTATTACAAAAGGAATGTTCAAACTTTACAAGAATAGACCCATTTGTTACAACTAATAATTCTAAAAAAGAAATTGTTGAAAGTTTAATAGTGGCTAATCAAAACAAAGAAGTTACATTTGCAAACGTTGATTGGTTAGATAAAGAACTTGAAATGTTTACATACGACTATAACCCTAAAAGTAGAGTAATAAAATATTCTGCTCCTAGTGGTTTTCATGATGATGGGGTAATGGCTACATGCTTAAGTTTCTATTCATATCAGCAAAATAAAACAGGACGATATACAATAATTTAATCGGGTACTTACTTATGATGAAAATAACAATACCAAATAGTTGGGATGGAATAACGATTGACAAGTTTCCTATTATCTATGATCTACTAAAAGATACTAATATCGATAAGATAGATAAAGAAATAAGGATCATCAGTGTATTATCGGATATTCCAGTTAGTGAGATTGAGAAAATTCAAATTGATTATCTTAAAAAATTAATCAAAGCGGTAAACTTTATTTTCACCATGCAGTTTCCAAAACCAAAAGAAGTATTTAAACACAATGGTTATTGGTGGCATGTTAACTATGACATTACAAAACTAAGCGCAGGTGACTTTATCACACTAAGTAATTACACAATAAATGAGGATACAATCGTCCAAAACTTACCTGAGTTAGCATCTATATTCATTAAGCCTTATAAACGAAAATGGTTTAAATTAAAGCCTATTGAGATAGATAGTTTACCTCACATAAAAACTATGAAAGTAGGTGTTGTTTATCCTCTCTGTGTTTTTTTTTGCAATCTTATAGTCAATTTACAGCCAGATATAAAAATCTTTTTGGAAAAGGAAAGCGCAAAAGTGATGGAGACAGCGATGGAGATGATGAACGAACAGATGAAGAAAAGCACTTAGAATATTGGGGTTGGTATGTTACAATTGATAAATTATCAAAAGGGGATAGAACTAAATGGGATTTTTACCTAAATATGAATGTTGTAGCCTTTTTAAATTATTTAAGTTTCGTAAAAGATAAAAACAGATGGCAAAAAAACTAGGTAAAGATTTAGATGACTTTTTGGATAACTTAGATTCTAAGATAAAAGATGGTGCTATTGATCCAAATAGTTTAGAGGGTGTTGTAGATTCATTTATTAAAAATATACAAGATAACTTAAGGCAAAATGATTTAGAAGCATCAGGAAAGTTAATTCAATCAATTCAACCTTTGCCGATAGTAACAGGCGATGGAATAATTAAAGTGGGTATTGAGCTAGAGGATTATTGGAGAAAGATTGAAGAGGGAACTAAGCCATTAGGTTATAATAAAAAGAATTTAAAAGATTTACAACCACGAATAGCTAAATGGATTTCACAAAAACCAGGATTACAATCTAAGGTTGAAGCTAAAAAAAGAAAATCGTTAAGTTACGCGATAGCGACTAACATATTGAAAAAAGGAACTATTAAAAGATTTAACTATAAAGGATTTCCATTTTTAACAAAAGAACTAGACATATTTAAAAAGAATATAATTAAAGCATACGAAGATGGCATTAACAATATATAATACGCCTTACAGCTACGCACCTGCGTATAATCAAATGATTTTTACATTAAGTAGCACAAACTACTCTCAACCTAATTTTAGATACTTTGCCGATATTTATGTAAATGGAGGTAGTGAATATACAAGATTAAGTTGTGTTGCAAATCCAAGCAACAACTATGGAGTATTTGACGTTGCTGGTATTATTCAAACTTTTTTAACTAGAGATGCAAATGATAATACTTTAAAATTCAATGTTTGTGAAAATTCAATAGTGTCTTATGAGGTTAAGTTCGGTGAACAATATGGTGTTACAAGTGGAATAACTAATTACCCTAATTTAACAAGTAGTTCAGGTTATGCTTATAATGGAGTATTTGATCCATTAAGTTTTTTAGATTATGACGTAAATAAATATGTTCTTTACAATTCAAGCACAATATTTTTAACAGATACTCCAAGATTGGTAGCAAGAGAAACTGAAGAGTTAAACATTGGTTTTATGGCTGATGTTACTCAATTTAGTCTTATGTTAATGAGAATAAGAGCTTATACTTCAAATGGAACTTTACAAAAAACAGTTTATTTAAATAATAGCACATTAACTAATTTAACAAAAAATAGAAGTATAAATGCTAATATCGGTTTTTCATTTATTGGAAATTTAACAAATGCTGATTTATATTCTGGAACTGCACCTGTTATTGATGAAGATACAAGTTATTATACAATAACTATGTTTGACGTTACAGAGGTATTAGGATATAGACAAAAAAGCGAAGAAAGGTTTATTTATATTGAGGACTATTGTTCTAAATATGATCCAATACGTTTCAAATTTATGAATAATTATGGCAAGTATGATTATTTCACATTTACTTTAGCCAAAACAAAAAACACTGAAATAAAACGAAACTTATTTAAGCAAAATGCAAATCAGTGGAACTCCACTAATTATAATTACAACAGAATGTCAAGGGGTTCAAGTCAATATGAAACAATATTAAATGATACTATCACTATTCAAAGTGATTGGATTACTGAAGATGAAAGCATATGGTTAGAGCAATTAATGTCAAGTCCTGATGTTTATATTTATGATAACGATGAATTAGTAGCGGTTAACATTACAAATTCAAGTTATCAAACTAAATATGAAAAAAGTGAACAACTATTTAATTTATCGGTAAGTTTCCAATATTCACAAAATCGTAAAAGACAAAGAAGATGATCTTAACTAAGATATATATTAACGATGAGCAAATCGATCTTAAGGACGATGTTAGTATTCCACTTAACTTTAACATTGCTGATATTCGTGAGCCTGAGAAACGTAGCACTACTTGGAGTAAAACTGTTGTTTTACCTGGCACAGCTTTTAATAATAATTTATTTTCGAATTTATGGAATGTTAATGCGGTCATCAATAGTTCAGGTGCTACTAACTTTACTCCGAATTTTAATCCGAACTTAAAAGCAAAAGCTGAAATAACATATAATGATGCTTTACAGTTTAGTGGTATTTGTCAACTGTTAAATGTAAATGTTACAGATAAATATGAGATTGAATATGAAGTAAGTTTTTTTGGTAGCCTTCAAAATGTTTATCAATTTTTTACAAATAGATATTTGAGGGATATTGATTTAACAGAATATAATCACCCATATACTTTATACGAACAATATTTAAGTTGGTCAAGACCAATAGGAGATGGCTATGTTTATCCGATGATAGACTATGGCAACTCAATCAATACTGAGTTTAGAGTTGAACATATGTATCCTGCAATATATATTAAAACTATCATTGATAAAATGTTTAGTGAAGCAGGTTACACCTATCA